GTCTCCTGCTTCAGGTACGCGACGAGGACACGTTCTGCGTTCGGCCAGAGCCCGTAGATGTTCACGCGCCCATCGCTCTCCGCAGAATCGCCTGCTTGTTCACGCCGACGTCGCCGTACTCCTGCGCTGTAGCGTCAGCGGATGTCGCGATCACCCGCGCGAAGGGACGCTTGATGCCCGTCGGTGACTTCGTACCCGGCCGGGTACCCTCCTCGACGCGGAGGGAGTCACCGAACGCTTTCGCGCCGGCCGCGTACGCCAACCGCTGCGCTCGAGGAAGCACACGCTCGGCCTTGTCCCGCAGAGCTCGACGCACCTCAGCGGTACGAGCAGCCTCATCGAGGATGCCCTTCCCGAGGACGACCTTCGGCATCAGGCCGTCGGGACCGCGTACTCGAAGTCCGCGATCACAGCCAGCTTCTCAGCCTTCGACCGCGTCCCCGTCAGGTCGATCCCGTGTTCAGCAGCCCACGCGTCAATCTCCGCCGCCTTCCACGCCTCCGACGGAACCACGCCCACATCGGGGGTGTGCTTCGGCGGCACCAGGCCCAGACGGACCGCGTCCTCGAGCCGGTACTCGTTGCCGTTCACGCTGATCTTGTCCGACATGCGTCAGCCCTTCGTCTCGGTGATGACGAACTCCGTGTGGGGGAGCACGTTCCAGTACGTCTGAGGCCGGCCATCGACGTAGTACGTCTGGCCGCGCCATCGGACGGTGTCCGCGGCCTGGATCCAGTCCTGCGGTTCCCGGGTCGACACCATCCACCGCGAAGTGACGATGTTGCTCTGCCCGAGGGATTCCTTCGTGCCAACGGGCTGCACCGTGCAGCCGCCGATGACCTGGTCGACGACCGTGTCAGTCGGGACGCCGTCGTCGTCGGGCTCACCCTCAGTGGTGCGTTGCACGGTCACCTCGTCGCGGTGCAGCAGGTTCGCGAGACTCACCAGTGGTCACCGCCGATGCGGTACCGGGCCACCGCTCGAGCCCACTGCGACGTCGTGCCCACCGTTGCAGCTGACGCCATCGCGACCTGCTCTTGCCCGGACGTGACCTGTGACAGCCACGTCGACGCTTCGGAGATCGCTGACGCCTGATCGAGGACCGCTTCCTGCACATCGCCGGGGATCACGTCGAAACCGTGCGTGTACACAACCTCGACCGACCGCCACACGTCAGGGAAGCGGGCCGGGAGGCGGAGCAGACCAGCCTCAGACCACTCAGGGTCCAAGACCGTCTGCCCCGCCACCGTCAGGCTCTTGACCTGCCGGACCGGCCACACCGGGAGTCGGAGAACCCGCGCCCCCGCCCCGTCGAGAACGATGGTGTCGTCCTCGACGAGGCTGACGGGGTTGCGAGTTTGACCTCGGAACCGTTCCGACGCCATGCGGAGCGCCAGAACGATCCCAGCGTCATCCTTCGACTTGCCGAGCCTTGCCGCGAGGTCGGCCGGGTCGGCCAGTGGAGGCAGTTCCAGTTTCGTCAGAGCCATTGCCTGCCTCCTCCACGCCGCGCGCCTTGTTCTGCACCAGCCCCAGCCGGTGAGCGTCCTCGATGCGGTAACGGATCCCGTTGACGACGACCATGCCGTCCGTCATCAGGAACCCGCGACGGTGCCGAGCTCGACGAGGGCGAGGTGCGCCGGCTTGTAAATGACCTGCGCTGCACGGAGCTCCGCGCGCACGTACACGAGGTTGCGGCGTGCGTAGTCGGCGTGCTGGTTGAACGCGACCACAGACAGCGCCTCACGCTCGAGGACGTTGATCGTCGACAGGTCACCGACGAGCGCGGTGCCCTCCGGGATCGACTGCGCGGTGACGTACGGACGACCCCACAGGGTGCGGGGGCCGGCACCGAACGGACCGTTGCCGTAGAACCGCTGGTTCCCGTCCTGCATGAGGTCGAGGACCTCAGCGTCGGCCGGGTTCAGGACGATGCCGGACACCTGGGCGCCGACCTCGTCGAGGGCGGTGAGAGCCTTGCGGATCGACACCGGGATCTTGACCGGGTCGGTGCCGGCAGCTGCGATCTGCTGGATGCCGGTGGTGTTCAGGATGCCCGTGGGCTGGCCTGCAGCACCCGTTCCGTTGAGGAGGTAGTTCTCGATCACGGCGCGGATGTTGTACGCGAGCTGCCCGTTGAGGTACGACGCGAACGCTCCCGCGTCGGCGAGGAGCTCGTTGGTGACGGTGTAGCCGTCGGCGTAGGTGAACACCTTGCCGGTGGCGATCGCCGTCGACAGGTCCGACAGCGGCTTCAGGGCGGACGCGGGGTCCGTCGGCAGGATCTCGTCCTTCACGATCGCCGCGTTGCGTGCGACGGAGGTGATCTGGACGTAGTCGAAGCTGTTGCCGGTGATCGAGCCCGTCGACACGAGGTCCAGCAGCGTCAGGGGACGCTGGTAGGTCAGGTCGACCTGCGGCAGCCGGGTGGGCTGCAGGTGGCCGACACCGACCGACAAGGGGTTCGGGTCGGCCTTGAAGCCGCGGCCCTTCGCGCCGACGGTGACCTTCGGCAGCTGGATCAGCGAACCCTCACCGAACCCGCCCGGGTTCGACTTGATGAGCTGCTTGTACGGCTCCGACTCGGTGTACGCCTCACCGAACGACTTCACGCCGGTCTGTGCCTCGACCTCGGCCTTGGGCTCGT